CACGTCCTGATCTCATGTGATCCAGGCTGCCCGGATAGGCCTGCTTAAGCGCATCAATCGCGGCGTCTTCTGTATATCCCGTCCCGCCCTTCATGAATTGAAGAACCAGAACACGCTCTTCCCTACCTAGTGCTCTTAGTGCCGTGCCTAAGCCATTAGTTGACTTGCCCTTGCCTGGGCCTGTGTAGATCTTCACGCCATTGACCGGTTCATCACCGGGTCTGTCGATCATCTCTGTATGTAGATCGGCCATTGCCAATAACTGCCCAGGGTTGCCTTCACCTGTGCAGATCACCTCAACACCAGCTGCTCTGTTCTTGATTCCTTGGCATACAGGCCCCTCGTTCATTTCGCCCGTGCTTATGGCCTTGACGATGTCATCGAGAATCACTACCGAATAGCGACCCCACTGCATTGCTTGCTTTGCTACTGGCCAATTAATTGATGAAGGGCCAAGGCATACGCGATCGACAATGCCAGGGAAGCCATGCTGAACAGCTTCGATCGATGCAGTCTCATCGCCGCCGCAGAAACTATTGAAACGAATCACAAGAACTCTTGCTCTGCGATCAAGCAGGCCTAAGCCAATTGTCCTTAGGACTACGCCTAAAGCGGCCTGAGTCTTGCCTTTACCCGTTCCGTTATAGACCTGCACCTGGCCAAGCTCACGCTCCTCCTGGGCTGTCGCGGTGCTGATACCGATCATTGACACTACGCCTAGGTGGTGTCCTATCAGGTTACCTTCACCAATGGTTGCCAGCTTCGATTCGATTGATCATTTCTCCACGTGTTAAAGGTGCGTCTAAATGCTCTGGCCCCTTCCATATCCACCACTTACGTTCTGACTCAGGCATGCGATAGCTGAAATCAGAAACCACTGAATGCCAGGTCTTCGATGAGCGATCAATTCCCACCACTGAATAAGAAGGGCACTTGCATGTCGCCATATCTGGCACAAGGCGTGGCCCGATCCGATTCCACGAAGGTTGAAGACCTCTCCATACAAGCGAGCAACTGGGCCATGGAAGTTCATTCCTGTCATAGAGCCGGCAGACCGGCCCCTGGATCAGATAATTGAATGAACCTCCAGGACTGTTGAAGGTCGTCCCAGAACTAAGCATCTGGGTTCATTGGGGTCCAGGATCCATCCTTTAGGTTCAGCAAGAAGCGGTTCCCCTTCCGATCTTCACGGATAACTTGTAGCGGCTTACTCCTGCGAAGCAAGCCGTAGTTAAAAAAACTGTTTACGCTGTCCCACTCCTTCTTGAGCCAGAAGCCCAACGGTGCGGCCGCTGCTATTCCTTGGGCAATTGGAGCCAGCTCCTGAAGTAGCCTTATTATTGGTCTGATCACGATGCTAAGGCTGATCCCTACAATTCAGCCTACCTGCTGGGAACCCTCACCCAAGTGCATTGGCCCCATGATCATGCCTCTTGGCTACTACGATCGCGTAGTAAAACCTCTCACGCGATGTAGGCATGAACTAAAGGTCGCCGAGGCCATGGGCAACAGAGCCGCCGCCAAATTAATCAAGCAAAACGTCGAACGCCTCGAAGCTCAGTTGGCTCCAGAAAAAGAATCCCGCCTAGGTGACCATCCAGGTCGTTGGGACTGGCTACTGCCTAAGACTGACAAGCCTGTAACCAAGATGGACACTCAAGGCCTCTAAAAGAAAAGACCCCAGGAGGCTTGCTAGCTCCCAGGGTCTTGACACCACTTCTCTAACTTAGGGGTGCTGCGTTCACCACATCTCAGGGATTTCGTTTGGGATCTCAACGATGAAGTTAAGGCCGCGTGCTTTAGCAATCTGACGAGCGCTCTCTATTTCCTTAGTAACGCCAGCGCGAAATTCAGCTGCTTCCGCAGATTCTGTCCCAGTCGCATCAACACCAGCAGTAACCTGAGTAAGAATTTTCTCCATTTGGTCCGCTCGAAGTGTCATGGCTTAGGCGTGCTGTCAAAAATACTGTACCGTATCGATGGGGTATTTGGGTATCCTTCTCTCAGATTGGACCAGCGCTAAACAAAATCATGAATCCAAATGATCCACACGTCTCTAGAGCCCTAGCCAAGCTGAAGGCTAATAGCCCCATCGTTATAGATACTGACGAAATACTTGCCCTAGGTGAAGCAGCCCGTAGCTTTCAAGAGCTCAGAGAGCTTTATGCGCAATGGTTTATCGATAAGCACAGCCTCGACGAAACGGTCGAAAACATCATTGACGGCGTCATCAAGCTTCCTTAGAGAGTCATCATATCGACCAACTCGGTTAATTCGGCGTAGGCATCAATCGCATACTCATCCGCACCTGACTTCTCAAGTTCTTTCAGGTTCTTCTTGAGTGTCTTGCTTAAGTCCTTAGCCATAGGCTTATTGGCCTTTAGTGCGACCTGCGTCTCGTGGGGAGTGGCAATGATCGGCAGATCGAGAATCCTGTTAAGGGTGTCCGGAACTTCGCTATTGAACCTCTGCAATTCAGCGACGACTGCATCAGTATTTGTGTAGTCAAGTTTCTTCTGACTCTTCGGCTTCTTGACCTTGACTCCTTCCTGGCCACCTTGTGCCCCCTGACCCACTTGTTCAGGGAAGTTCTTCGCCATACCTCCCTCAACAGCAACGACCTTGCTCCTGTTGAAAACAACCCAAAAATCTTGATCCCAATCACCAGCCGATTTCTTGACAATCGCAGCGTCATATCCCATAGCTGCAGCAAGCTCACCAACGTCACTGACCTGCGTCTTAAGTCTCCTTTGAGCCGTCCTTCTGAAGCTGTCTTCAGTCCAAGCGGGCTTATCGCTCCAGGAATCCAATTCAAGAATCCTTGTCCCTTTCTTCAGTCCGAACATCGTCATCCTGTCCGGACTCTTCACTCCGGCCGAATAAGAATAGCTCTCAGCCTCAGCCGCCGCTTTCCAGATGTCATCCCAATGACTCGTAACTGATGTGGCGGCATAGGTGCCATGGCCAAAGATCCCTTCACCGCCGTAATGAGTCCCGCCGTTCTTTCCTTTACCTTGGAATGTATCCCTGAAATTAGTGCTGCTGACGCCTCTGAAGAATGGTTTATTCAGTCCTGAGGTTTTATCAGTTATTAGGTCGGTCCTATCCCACCAAGACTGCGCATTCTTGGTCAGTTCAGGCCTGTCATGAAACCCTTCGTGTCGACTGTAAGTCTTCTCTAGGGGTAGACGATAGTTATATTCAACCTTGCCCTGCTTGACCAACTTGGCAACAAGTGGGTCGGCCTCAGCGCTCACATGGGTCTTCATCCTATCGACCTGAGCAGGCGTTAGAGCCTTAGTCTTGCTGCCAAGTAGCTCTGCATCGAGCATGGCGTCGTAGTACCTCTCCATCTTCTTATCAAGCACGTCGATCGTCTTCTGGTTATTGACTTTCTCCAGCCTGAGCTTCCTGATCTCAGTACCACCCTTTTTGATCGTCCCGTCGCGTTCTTGGATTTCTAGGCCTTCGATTTTCCAATCAAGATCATGTTGTCTGTTTCTTAGCTTTTGAAGCTCATTACGTTCGGGCGCATTCGTGAGAGCACGTTTGGCCTTAGCAACAGCATTTGCGTTATTGGGCTTAGGAGTGGGCTTAGATGTTGGTTCAGGCTTTACACCGCTCACAAGCGCTTCTAGTTGCGCCTTATTCATCTTCGAGTAGCCCTGCAGCCCCTGCTTTTTGGCAAGTGCTTTCAACTCGGGCACCTTCATTAGGCCTGCGCTTAGTCGGCGTGCATCAATCATCTGCTCACCTGCCGCCTCTGTTACCTGCGCGGCCTCGCCCTTCTTAAGGAAGTCGTCCCAGAGCTTTTTGTTGTGTACGGTTAAACCCTTGCCTCCTTTCTGGGAGGCAACTTTTCTTAGCTTGCCTGTTAGGTTCGTATCGAATAATTCGACTTCGTCAAATAGCCCCGATTTGATCGCTTTTGGCAGTGTTCTGGATATATCAGCATGAACATTCCTAAGCATCCATTCAGGGGGCAGCCGGCCACTCTTTAAAAAGCGGTCCCAGTTTCTATCGGCGGCCACGTTTGTATCTGCTGAGACATATTTAGCCTTGACCTCATAACCCATATCTCTCATTTTTTGGATTTTCTTTGCTAATGACCTCAGGCCGCTATCTCCAGTCCCGTCAAGGATTACGTCAAAGCGTCGCTTGGCTGCCTCGGCCATGATTCGCTTCGACAGGTAGCTGCTTTCCTCATGCACAACTGAAGCCGCCCTCTGCTGTGCAGTGCCTCCTTTCTTCTGTGCATCCTTATATTCTGGAATCATCTTCTTAATCTCATCAGCATCAATAAGCACCCGCCCTTTTTTGACCAGTGTCTTTTTGCCCTCCTTATATGTAAAGCCTGCTTTTTCAAGCATGAACCCTTTGCCGGAGGCGGGGCCACCGCCTGACATCGTGAATATCGGATTGGCTTTGCGCGTCCCGGTTGACAGAAATTTCTTGATAATTTCGTCATGTAATTTTTGCCGTTCAAGCGTCCAGGTCGTGTCTGATAGCGGCTCATCACCCTTTGCATTGCTAAAGCGCTTATAGGTGAATACTTCGTCTGGTCTCTCCTCAACCTTGGACGTCAATAGTGCAACGCCTGCAGCGTTAGGGATGAAAGAACCACTCGGCATCCACTGCGGTTTAGGCGCCTTGTCTGTGCCTAGTAGACGTCTCCTGCTATTGGTCGGCGTATCCATATATCGACGCAATAGTGCATTCAGATCTTGCTTATCGTTTGGCTTCTTCTGAAGATGCTCCTTTTTCCATTGCTCGAGTTTCTTCGCCCTCGACTTAGCCCAGTACGCATCGTCTAGCTGGTCAGTTGCATCCTTCTTCTGATTTGGATTCCCCTTCCAGTCCTTCGGCTTATGCGATGGCAGCAACGTGCATCGACAGCGTGGATGCGCAGGAATATCACTCTCGACCTCATCTAGCTCATAGATCAAGCCGTCTCTACTCATGCAGAACGGACAGGTCCTCTCCGCAGCAGCAGACCATCTAACCCATTCGACACCTCGCTGGCGAAAACGATCGATACTCCCGCCAATGAATGCACTCTGCAATTCAGTGCGTGCAATTAGATCTGCACGGCCTTTGATGCCATACCTCTTGTTCTTTGCTTGGGAACTAGCGCTCTGATGTTGATCACGAATTAAAAGCTCGCGGACCTGCAACGCCAGCTGTCGATAGCTCTTGCCCTGGGCTAGGGCTGTCTGGGTTAACGCTGTAACCCGATCCTTGAATAGCTGGTTTTCATTCCCCCAAAACTGCTCGAGCCTTCTGCCGGCAGCTTCTATCGCACGCCTATTTGCGCGTGCATTCTTCTTGAGTGTGTCGTTGCCGTTGAGAGTGTTACTCAGATCTAGGCCGGCTTGCTTGCCTAGCTGCGAAGCCCTGGCTACCTCGTCTTTATAGAGCCGATTAAGTCTGTTTATCTCCTTCGGGCTGACTAAGCTCCCTAGATCATCAATAGTGTTTTGGATCCTTGCTGCGGCCTGCGCTGTCGTGTAAGAACCATCCTTTCCTCCACTGCTTAGCAGCTTGTCGTAGCCACCTCTTAATTCTCTTAATTCACGCTCGACAGCACTAGCTAGAACACCTGCAGTCTTGCTGCCCAATGTCTTTGATCTAGCCTCGAGCTTGTCTATGTACTCGATCGACGTGTTTTCTAGGTCGCTACCTGTCGACATGCGATCTGGTCTCTTCGAGTCCGCCTAGCGTTCCGGCTAGTCAGCAGTGACCACGTGCAGAAACAATATTAGGCAAAGCAGGATATAGACAAGAAGCATCTACCTGTTCGCGTGTACAGATATCAGCGTTCCGCCTTCCTGGTCATCATCGTCGTCATCGTCCTTATTGAAGAACTCGTCGATTTCTTCTTTGTATAGACCCGAAAGCCACACAGCAAACCAGGCATAGAGCAGCACCATCACCAGAAGCTCAACGACTGGAGTCGGGATCATGTAGTTCATGAGTTGGCAATGACTAGATCGACGACACGCATCACACCGTCTGCATAGAAACCAAGAAGGGTGAAACCGATCGTCATAGAGATCAGTGATGCTGTTCTGTTGTGGTGGTCAATAGCGGCGTCAATCATCCGCTTGACCTCTTTCTCTGTGATGTGGTGACCCATGTGGTTTTGTGGCGAGGGCATTTTTAAGTTAGGGCTGTCAGATTTCTAAGCTTGATCGTCCTTTTTTATTTGAAGCTGCTTTATCTCTTGTTCCAGCATCTGCTGTTGGTCCCTATTTCCTGTCTTAACAGCCTCTAAAAGGGCCGCCTGAAGACTCTGAAGAGCTTTCTCGCGATCCATCAATCGTGCAAGGAGAACTCAAGCAACGCCATGTGTAGCCATTGCCGTAGGGCCTCCACCCTCTTCCTGTTCTCGGGTTCGGCATTGCCCATCAAGGTGAAGTGAAAGTCGACTGACTCATAGAGCTTCCTCACATCCTTACGACGCAACCTTGCCACTAGACAAACCTCCCCCTTCTCTGGGGGATCGTCCATCCAGCGCCTTTCGTCTTTCACTCTTTCTTATCCGATGACTCCGATTCATTTGGTTTGGGTGCAAAGTCAGCAGGATCTTCGCCGCCGGTCTCTTGCATCATCTCCATGGCCTCTTCTGCGCGGGCCTTGCGTTCGTCTGTAACTCGAGCAATCTCTTCTTCTAAATCGATATCCTGGGATAGCGCCTGACCCTTTTGAAGCTCTCCAAGTGTTGTCTCATGGCTTAGTAGATCACCTGCGTACAGGCCTAGATAAGCCTGGACCTCCTGAGCTTCTAGCGGCCTGGCAATCAAGTTGTCATTAATGTCCAGGCCGGACTCTTCATTTAGATCCTCAGCCATGTACGTCGTCCATAGCTTCATGATCAATCCGAACATTGCTTGCTTGTTTTCGATGAGTGTTCTGACTTGACTAGCAACTTGCGACCCTTGAAGTACAGCCTCAGTAGCAGTTCGACCATTTCCGGTACTGCCATACATAAA